GCGAACTACTAGCGATTGCAGAGCCACATCCGTAAGTTTTAAATTTCGCATCTGTGATAATCCCATCTTCTACCTTTATTTGTAATTTCATTACATCACCACAAGCAGGTGCGCCAACCATACCGGTACCAATATTTGGATCGTCTTTAGAAAAAGAACCCACATTTCGTGGGTTCTCGTAGTGATCTAGCACTTTATTTGAATAAGCCATTAGTTAGTTCGTTTACAAAATTTAAAAGTAATTTATGATGTTTACCATCATTATAGTATTTATGAATATATTGCCATGGTTCTTTGAACCAATATTCTGGTGCTTCAGGATGACAACCGATTAAACCTATCCTACCTTGTATGATTGCCATAGGATCATTGTTTGCATAATGAGCAACAATATTACATGTATCTTCATCACCTATGATTGCACAGCCATCATAGAAATACATGTCTTCTTTCTGTTCTTTCCATGTAACAGAAGCTACCGTTCCATAGCTTCTTCTTACATCTGCACCATCTCTTTTGATATATTGAACTGGTTCTATACCATCAAGGATATCAAAATAACGGCTTCCAGCCCAATAAGCACCCATGCAAATCCCAAGGTAGTGACCACCACGAGATATGAAGTCCGCAACTTTATTCGATCTTCTTCGAGTAAAGAAATTAGGAAAGGAGTCGCTATCGCCAATACCGCCAGGAAAAGCAATGACATCAAGATTAGTAAAAAACTCATCATCGTCTAACTCCTCTTCGCTAAAAATCTTTATTTGGTAATCTGAAGAAAGCGCATGTACCATAGCATATGCACAATCTTTAGAACATTCTGGATGGTGCAAAAATAATGCTAGGTTTTTCATGTTTACTGCCAGTCTTTTAGCAAACCTCTATTTTTTTCTAATGACTGTAATTGTGCTGGTAAAGCGGGTGAGAAGTTGATACCTGTGTAATCTTCTATCTCACTGATAGAAACAATATATTGTTCCATTGTCTTAGGATCTAGCTTCTCGTTTGGAAATAAAAATGCGATGGTCTGTTGTCTCTTAGGATCTATAACGATCTTATAAAGATGGCTTGGTATGTAAACGTTATTACCCATTGTTTTTGCAGGAGGCGCAAATATTGTACCAGTGATGATGTATACTTCACCGCGAACTTGAGCCCAATAACGAGTGTATTCCTCTAAATATTTCCATATACCACGATTATTTCCTGGAACTTGTGGCATCATGTTAGTCAATAAGAATGATTGACTCATGACATTAGCATCGTATGTAAAGTTTGCAGCTGGTGCCATATGACCACGATCCATCCCGCTTCCAACATAATCTTTTAGTGTTACACGATATTGTACTGGAATTTCTGGATCTTCTCTAAAGTCATCATTACGAGCTGCATTCTTAACTAAATTTACAGCTGAGATCTTTTCAGTAACGAAGTATGAAACCTTAGTTGCATAGTTATAGTTTACTGCATAACCAGTTCTACACAAGTATTGGTTGTTGCCTTCTTGTTTAATTTGAGGAGCACCCCAAACTACATGTTGTGGGCATGATGTATCGATTGGGTTGGCATACGATGATACACATGAACCCAATCCAGCCGATAATACAAATGCTAAAATTAATTTTTTCATTTCAATCCTTAAAAGTTAACACGTCCTAATAACATAACTTGGTTTGCCGCTACACCATTCTGTTGCTGTCTACCAACTTTGGCAACCACAGAAGAATTATTGGATGTTGCATATAATGCGCTAAGGTTCAACGTATTTAACTGGTTAGTTGCATGACTTGCTTCAGCTACTAATGTCCAATCATTCGTGATAGGATTTTCGTATCTTACACCACCAACACCGCTAGTCTTAGTAGTATTAAGCGCATCATAGCTAACAGCTGAAACGGCTGAACCATTATCCAATGCAGAACCTCTTATGTTATTTTCTACACGACCACCAACGAATGGACGGAAATATCCAAATGATGGTGAATAAACTCTAACTGCAGCCCATTTATCTTTACCATTTGCTGATGCTGTGTTTGATAAGCCAAGCTCGGGTAAATTGTGCGCAGTATTGTACTTATTTATCGCATATCCCAAATCGCCTTTGATGATGAAATCTTTTACAGTCTTCATCGCATATAGACCGAATGAATCTTTGCCTAAGTTACCATTAGAATCATTACCATTTAAAGCGGCATTCGTATGGTTATATTGTGCACCTACCAAGAATGTACTGTCTATACGCTTATCTGCACCAAAACCATATGTGCTACCATTATAGCTGTAACCATCTGACGTGTTAGATTTTTGACCATTACCATTGATGTAGAAGTTTACTTCTCGGTTGTCATGTGTACGTGAATAGATGTATCCATCACTAACACCACTTCTTGCCAATGGGTCAGAATCTAATGATGCATTGATTCTACTGTTGATGTTACCTAACTGGTCAAACTGATCGATGCGTGTTGTGTAGTTCTTCTGTGTATCAACTTCAATAACTTCCTGACCATTGGTTGATGTAGTAGTTACAGCATTAGTAGTAGAGGATGTTGTGGTTGTTGTACCATTATCTGTTGTTGTAGTACCATCACTCCATGTCTTTGTGGTAACAGGAGTTGTGTTAGTAGTAGTTGTAACAGGAGTTGTAGTTGTATGTGTCAATACAAATGGAGTTACTGTTGTGACTGCAGTAGTTTGAATGATGTTTAAAGCTTTAGAAGTTCTATCACCTTTAGCATTAGCCTGTTCTACTGTTACTGTAGCTGCACCGTATGCAATATCATTAGTCACTGTAGAATTACCATATGATGTAGCTGTTGTTACTGAATCAGTAGTAGTTGTGTTTGTTACCGTTGGCGCAGCAGGTGGTGTAGGTGTTGATGGAACTGATGGCATATTAGGATTGTTTGGGGCAACCGCGCCAATCACCGTACCATTTTGTTTAACTGTACCTAAGTTATCATTGACGTTCAATACAGGAGATAATGCTGTATCACCTTGGTTGAATACTGCAAAGCCAAGCTTGTATGTACCAGGAGTGATGACTTCGTAGTTAACTTGTTGCCAACCAGTAGAACCATAAGAGTTCGTTGAATAATTTCCTGTGCCCGGATTTGTAGCACCCAATAGTAAGTATTGTGTTGATACACCATTAATCTTACCGAATGTAGAAGCACTTCCGGTGTTTACCAACGTGGTGATTGAACCATCATTGAATGGAACGTAATCTGTTGATGTATAAACCCATGCCATCTTAAATGTAGCAGCTGAGCTGAATGTGAAGTTCTTACTTACCCATGCTGCGTTAGTAATATTACCACCACCCATTGGATTCTGTGCAGCGATCTCTGCATTTAATGCTGACACACTTGCCGAGCTCATACCTAGTGCAGAAGCCATGTTCGCATATGTGTTTGATGGTGATTGAGGTTGAAGGCTGTACATCGTTGTGCCTGTATATGGACTAATTGCCCATGCATTTGGTCCAGCTTGGAATATTTGTTCGCCTGTTAATGTTTGACCGCTTACTGAACTCCATCCGCTTTCGCTTAGACTAAAGTTTTGAGCAAACGCGACTGAGCTCGAGAGTAGCATCGCAGCTACTAGAGTTTTTAATTTCATTTCTATTTCCCTACTTGTTTTATGTAGATGTTATTATTAGTTGATTCTTGGTTTTGAAGCTGTACTGTAGTATTGTCTTGAATCAATGTGATATTGTAACCCTTATCTTTATTGATTAAGACTGTAGCTGAATGACGTACATTCCTTGTCACTTGCCAATATGTTTGTTTGTCGAAGATATAAACCTGTGTCTGATTGTTGTATCCTATGACAAATGTACCTAACAAAACATTATCTAATGCATTAGTCAAGTAATTGACATCTAGTTCGTTGACGCTCAATTCATTATAATCTGCCCATGCGTCTTTAAATACAGGAACACTCAATGCATTCTGATCTAACCCACTAAATTCCAGTGCTGAACCTGATCTGTTGATTGTATCTTGTTGCTTTTGTATAATTTCTTTGGGAGGTTTCACGATCAACATGTTGTCGATCGCTGATTCAGATAGAGATAGCAGAACCGGTTTTAATGGCTTGACCTCTGATGATGTAGCTACTGTTGCTTGAAATGCTTGATTCAAGACAACAGAACCCATTGCAGTTTTTACTTCAATCTCACCTACGCTGCCATCAACGTTAGGTAATAATACTATTAATGACTGACCTATCTCATCAACAGTCATCGTAAATGCTGTACCGCGTACTGCTACTGTCGCGGTCGGTGTGTTTATGGCAACGTTCTTATTATTCTCGTGAGCAATATTGCCAGAAGCATACCGTACAGTACCCATTGCAACTTTAAGAGCAAGTTTGCCAGAGCCTTTACTTTTTGGGTCATATACGAAATCATCGATAACTAACTTAGAGTTTTCGGTGACTCGCACCTGTGTATTATCTTCGAACTTAATACCAACTACACCGGCCCCAGTTTGGACCACGTCCATGCTGTTGACCGATGTATTTGATTTTACGTCGACTGGTTTTTTATCACGAGTGATTGATGCGTTGCCACGTTGCTCTGTGACTGCACCAATTCCAGCCCAAACATTAATGCTGAATGACAGACACAGAAGAATTAGTGCCTGTGACATTAACGATAGCTGAGTTCGCATTTGTTACTCCATCTTGTGTTACGCTGATTGTATTGCTACTACCAATGTTGTTGATGTTAATAGAATGTCCACCAGCACCTGACTGCGCTGTTGTTACAGAGTTATTAGCACCAGCAATGTTGATACCAACCGTTGCATTTCTGCTGTTGATTGAAGACAATACAGTATTTCCACCAGCGGATGTAGATGTTGAACCGATCGTTAATCCATAGTTGTAGTTAGATGCATCTCCGCTTTGTCCAACGTTTAATGTCGTAGTGTTATTACTACCATTGATATCGATACCAAGTGTACCACCGCCAGATCCTAATGAACCCATATTGATTGCGGTCGTATTACTGTTACCCACTTGATTGATTGTAGCAACTGAATCACCACCAATAAAGTTACCAGTAATAGCATTCCCCATACCGTCTTGGTTGATGGTAAGGCTCATGTTATTACCATCGATAACGAACGATGGTGCTGTCATGCTATTTGGATCACCAACAGAGTTGTTGGATCCTGTCTGAGTGATAGAAACTGAAGATCCATCCGCACCAGTTTGGTCGATGTAAACTGAGTTACCACCACTATTTGTCGTTTGACCAAAGGCTGCAGTACTGCTCAGAGCAACCACTAAGATGGTGAGTAATTTACTCGACAACCCACCAACGCCTGTCATACTTTTAAACATTTTTTTCTCTCCACTAATCATTGATTAGTTTTTTCCTTTGTGATTTCTTCTTTTTTAAATTTCCATAGTCCTTTTCGTTCACCATCAAAGATTAATTCTTCGACTGCTTTTTCAACAGCAGCCTTTACAACGTAAATGCCCACCTCAGTAGAAGACATACCAATCTCATTCTCAAATGCTTTCGTTCCATCCTCAAAGAATTTAAAGGTTGCAACGCCCACTTGATAACTTAACAAAGTCTTTCTTACATTAGTCGTAACGAGTACTTCACCTGTCTGCGTGCTGATAGCACGTATAGAGATCGTTACGACATCTTCATTATACGAAGTAGATGGTCCTATGCCTAACCATCTCCAACCAAAACCACCAGTACGAACGTTGCTATCATACGATATGATAGCACCTTCAATAATCATTCCTGCATAGACGACTGGTCTCAAACCAGCTGGATCTCTTGCTTCTTCACGAGCAGAACGAATAAGTTGTCTTTCCTTTAACAGGTTGTCAAGACCTACTCGTTCCACAACTCTAAACCACTGACCACCGCCAACATCTTGTAGTGCCTTAATCAATATAGGCTCACCACCTTGTGTGACAGCGGTTGAAAATGATGCTACACCGACCTGTTGTTTTCTCTGTCCAGTCAAATCTTTGAAAGAGTAAACTGCTACTACTACTTTCTCTTTTTCTGGAGGCGGAACCGGTTTTTTTGCTTCGATCGGCGGTAGCAACTCTGCTTCATTTGTATTAAACTTCATAGGTGTAAGTGGCCCCATGGCCGTACAACCCGTAAGCGCTGCTACTAATAATACAAATAAAAATCTTTTCATATTAGAACTTCAGTTGTCCGATTGGTATCTGGACTTGTGTTATACTTCCATCAGACGCAGTTACTGTCATCGATATCATATCTGCTGTCTTTGTGTATTGTATTGTATTACCTTCTATGGTAACAGTACCACTGTTCTGTGGATTTTCGCCAAATAAATTATTAACTAACTGTGTTGATAGCTGTGCATACACACGGCTTTCAAAGTTATTTAAGAATTTAGATAGGTTTGTGTTCTTTGCAAGCGCCGCAGCATCTTTGGCATCTTGCAAGCGTTTTGCTTCTATCGCAGCTTTGCGCGTGCTTTCAGTATTCTCAATTGTCTGGACATGAGAAGAGTATCCAATACCGCTAAACGCTGGCGATCTGAATTGGAATATTTGTTCTGCATAAGTAACGTTACTTAGGAGCAGTAGACTTATTACTAGGTTTTTTCTCAGCATCCTGTTGATCTCGTAGTGATAGTATTACATTAACCTTTTGGTTTAAACGAATAAGGTCATTATCTAACATCCTAACACGATCAATCAATGCAATTAATACGTTACTCGCCTCTGAAGTAACTGGTTTGATCTCTGTTGTAACCCACTGCCAAACATAATATACGAAGTAACCTAAACCTGCAGCAGCTATAATTGGGAATCCATACTTGTTAATTAATGATACGATATCCATGATTACTTCTTCTTAGCTTTAGTATGATAATGATCCCACGCATTATTTTGCTCAGCATGTTTAGATTTTTCTTGCTCGCTGATCGTATACAATACAAACAATGATAGTAATAAAGCTGCGCATGAAATGATATAAGATGCAAGTATCATGACTTGATCTACCATCATACTGTGGCTTCCTTAACAAACATTACCTTATCATCCACCACACGAACAACAAACTTGTCTCCTTCTTTCCATGTTTCCGGAAGGTTACCCCACCCATTCTTATTAACTTGTCCCTTGAGTTTTAATTCATCATCTAAAATAATGGCATTATCATTTAAATCGAATCTATAATCAACGTAGAACATTTTTATTTTCCTTTTCTTTTTCAGTCAACATCCTAAACCATTCCTTCTTCATCTCAAGATCGTGGCGCATGTGTGTTAGTCTATCGTCAGAATCATCAATGAAATATATGTAAAGCATAAAGCTAATAATGATTGCCCATACTGCAGCAGCTAGATAAAACAAATTAATTGTAATCGTGTACATCAGTCTCTCCTCGCATCAGATTGTTCCGCACGTGCAATACGATCTAGGTCAGGCGGGATACCTAGAGCGTGTGATACCTTGGTGTCAATACGGATGACATCATGGTTCATAGCTGCAACACGTTTGTCGAGCGCAGCGATAATCCCTTGCATGGACTTCACGGACGAAGTTACACCAGCAAGAATAAATTTTAATGTAAGAAAAACGAAGTACCCTGCTGCAATGGCTGCAGCTATCGGGAATCCCACCTCAGCAACTAGCTTAAAGAATTCCATATTGATGATCCCTTTTAAGGTTTATTATTATATAGGATCTGTCCTTATTTATAAATAAAAGCATATGAAAGCACATATTTTAGGTAATGGACCATCAATTAAGCTATATGAACCATGTAATGGATTTGTAATAGGATGTAACATACAGAAATGCGCAGTGGATGTATCTGTGGTATTGGACATAAAGCCATTTCACCTGTACATGGGAAATAGGCAGATCTTTCAAGGTAAACCATTAATTACATCGCAGTATGCAATGAATGGTATGAAAGAGAAAAACTTAGAACAAGAACTTGACATCGTTTACAAGTTACCATTCCTTGACCAATTTGTCAGCGCTGGTCATATCGCTGCGCAATGGGCAATAGACAACAACTATGATGAGATCCACCTTTGGGGGTTTGATTCAATTTGGGCAGATACACAAGAAACAAGAACTGATGAATTCATACAACGAGATCGGCAACAGCACGACCTCTTCATCCATTGGAGGGTGAAATGGCAACCATACAAGCAATACAACATAATCGTGCACAACACATTAGAAGGCACACAACTTAAGGATTTACTATGAGCATTCCAAAACAACAGATACAAGAGATTGACTTTGACTTCGGTTTTACTGCAGTTAATGAAGAGGATCTTGATGCGGTACAAGAAGTCACCACACAGGTCGCTGCAACAAAAGGCGAGGTTGAAGCTGTACAAGCAAAACTATTATTGTTACGTAAGACCATCGAACCGTTGCTGAAGAACTTGGAGTTGAATCCTGAGAAGGCATACATTCATTGGCCAGATCGTACGACTAAGGTAAAGGCATTCCGAGCTAAGCTAGACAGTATACAAAAGCTATAATTTCACCTGGTGGAATGACACCAGATCCAAGCTCCTCCGTGCAAGCCAATGATTTCATTGGCTTTTTTATTTGCGAATTATTTTTAGGGGGGCCTATGTACAAATAGCGGGTTATAGGGTATAATGGTTACATAAATTGAAAACGGAGTTGATTATGAAATACACACTGGACGAAGGCATCAACAAAGCTGTTGAAGTTATGCAACAAAGCTACATCAACATGTACAAAGCTCGCGCTGAAGACAATGCTGCACGTAAAGCTTTTGCTGTTGAACAAGTACAGAAGTTTGTTGATACCACACGTGTTGAAAAAGGTCGTAGCTATGTAAAGGTTGTCGCTGATGGCAGTGTCAAGTTCTTCGTAGTTGCTAAACCAACAAAAGGCTTCAAAGTTGGTGACATCCTTAAAGCTGCATCATATCGTGCACCAGCAACAAACTTTGCACGTGGTAATGTATGTGATGGAAACTTCAACTTGACATGGACAGGAGTGATTTACTAATGATACGAGCTAAGCAAGATCGTACGACAGTGATCGATCTCACTGGACCAGGTGGCAATGCATTTTGTCTTCTCGGTAATGCTAGGAAATTTGCACGTCAACTCAACTTAGATGGTGATGCCATCATTGAAGAGATGAAGCAAGGCAACTATGAGCATCTTGTCAGTACGTTCGACAAGTATTTTGGTGAATACGTAATTTTGGAGAGATGATGATTAGGTTCGTGATTGGTTTCTTCTTGGTTTTCGGTGCAGTTGGTGGCATGGACAATGGCAGTGATTTATTTCTCTGCACATTGCTTGCAATTGTAGGATTGGTACTTATGTACTTTGGTTCTACAAAAATAGCTGAAAATAATTCGTAAAAAGCATGTACAAGCATGCAAAAGTGTGGTATAATGGTACCATGACAAGCACAATTAACATGCTAGTCATGATTGAGCAGTCTTTTAACATTGAAATGGAGTAATTATTATGGGTCGTAAAGCACGCGTTTATCAAGCAGAATTTGTACAAAAGTTCGAAGACAAATTCTATTCAGAATTCCCACAAGTAAAGAGTGGTGGTACATTCCTTTGGAAGGACGCTGTCAAAGTCATGCGTCAACTTGGTTTGAATCCACGTAACGGTAACGAATATCCGTTCTACTTCTTCACTAACAAGATTTCGAAAGGTGTATATAAAGCACCTACGAAACCAGCATTAATCGCAGGTACTCCTGCTGCAACGGCAGCGAGTATCATTAAGTCAAAACAGCCGAAAGTTAAAACGACTAAGGCAACTGTAGCACGAGTGTCTTCCTCTAAGGCACCTAAGGTTTCTGTAGCTAAGTCTACACCGAAAAGTGCAAAGTCCGATTCCGATATCGGTACAGGTGGTTTTGACGACTCAGTAAGCTATGAGGACATCAGTTCACTCCGCTCTGAGTTTGGTCTTGGTGCATATCGCAACACATTAGACTAATAGTTTATAGCTGACCACCACATTCGGGAGAATCTGGCTACATAGGTCGCCGCATAGAGTAAGCGGCTTCATTCACTTTGATAAGGATCATTATGGTAACTTATGACACTACGCGTGAGGAATACATCGCTGTACTAGAGACAGAGGTGGAAACTCTTTTGCGCTATTACTACAATCCTGATGCCGAAGGCACAGGACATTTTAATACCGCTGCATCAGTATTGAGACAGCGCATTGAAGAATTAAAGGCAACAGCATGATTATCAGTAAAGAAGCACTGAAGCAACAACTTAAAGAAGGTGTCAAGACGATCACCTTCACAAAAGCAGATGGCACGCAACGAGTGTTGCGTTGTACTTTGCAAGAGTCAGCTTTACCACAAGTTGACGCTTCTAAGGTTACCACTACAAAGAAACAAAATGATGACGCATTGGCGGTGTGGGATTTGGACAACGCAGGTTGGCGTTCATTTCGATTCGATTCAGTAATCAGCATACAATAATGGGGAAAGCATGGCAACTGTAAAGATTAACGGCAAGACATTTAAGCCACCAAAGAAACGTATCACCAACTCTCTGTCACTCGACGAGAAATATACTGGTGGCGAGGTGGATTGGAATGGTGTCGTATTCAAGGACGAGAGTGATCGTCGTATACAGATGGCCAAAGCTTTCCACTTTTATAATTATTTTAGTTGGGCATCATCATTCAAGAAGGATGTAATCAAATATGCTAAAGACGACCTTGCTTTCGATAAAGACTCACTTGACTTACTTCGTATATCGCCTGATTGGGCATGTACAAATACACTTGGATCTCTTCTTCGTATGCGTCACCGTGGCCTTATTCTACGCGATGACGAGTTTCTCTTCATAAGGAAAACCATTGATAGCATGCTTCGCTTAGGTAAAGAGAAGCTTAAGCAAGATTTAGATGATGAAGTAAAAGCAGCCAAAGCACCAGTCGTAACGATCCAAGATCGTATCAAAAACAAGGTCAATGAGTCAGTGTTAGGTGACCTTGAGGACATGCTCGATCAATGGATCATGGGGAAATCCCCTACGATTGATGTGTATGAAGCTATGAAAGCAGCTATTTTACCTGCCATGGCATCTAAACACGTCATAGATTGGGCCGAAAGGCATCGAGTTGAGATCCAAGGGAGTATAGATAAGATAGACGCTCAGTTAGTTGAGGGTTATTCTCATCTCCCGCTAAAACGGAAGAAGGAATTTATAGCATGGTTCGAGGGCATCATTGCTGACGCTCAGCGTTTTGGAACTAACACCAAAACTGTCCGCAAGGCCCGCACTAAAAAACCCGTATCTGTCGAGAAGCAGATCGCGAAGGTCAAGTACTTAAAGGAGTCGCCCGAGCATAAACTAGTTTCGATCAATCCGTCTCTGATAATCGGTGCGGTGGAGTTATGGACTTACAATGTAAGATACAAAGCTCTCACACACTATATTGCTGAGTCAGGTCTTGGGTTTGAAATCAAGGGCACTTCCCTTACTAAGTTCAACACTACACAATCCCAAACACGTACATTACGTAAGCCTGAAGAAACGTTATCAGAGGTGCTGTCGTCTTCAAAAACGAAAGCAGCCAAACTGTTCGCTTCATTAACAACGAAGCCTAAAGAACCAAATGGACGGATCAACGAAGATACGATAATCTTAAAGGTAAATAAATGACAGAGATATTAGTCTCAATCACTACGTGGCTGATGGCGGTTGTAAATCCCATCCCACTAAATGAGCAAGATGTATATTGTCTAACACGCAACGCATACTACGAAGCAAAAGGCGACTCACAGATGTCACAGATCGCCGTTACACATGTTGTATTAAATCGTCTCAACGATCCTCTCTTTCCAAAGAGTGCATGTGATGTAGTATACCAAAACAATAGGAATAAAGAGAACCAGAAAACAACATGTCAGTTCTCGTGGACATGCGATAGGAAGTTGATGGCAACACTGCCAAACCAAGAATCAGATGGTTGGCAAGAGTCATTGACTTCAGTGAAGAAAGCATTGATGATGTACTACACACAAAAGGTAGACGTCACGCAAGGTGCAACATTCTATCATGCGACTTATGTCAGTCCCGGTTGGCATCGCTTGGAGAAAGTAACATCAATAGGTAGTCACATATATTATAAGGTAAAAAGCGAATGTCAGAACAACCAGAAGGAATGTTCACAAAGAAATCTTTCTCGGAGCTAGTACAGCAACGAGTTAAGAAGGATCGATCAACATACCTCGATGCAATCATCGACATCTGCAAAGAGCGTATGATTGATCCTGAAGATATAGTGAAGTTATTGAATAATCCCATCAAGGCAAAGCTTGAAGCCGAAGGGATGAATCTTGGTTATTTAAAAAAGAAGAATGAGTTACAGTTCGATTGATGGTTTCAATGCATACCAAATCTATACAGGAATAAAGCTACACTTCGACTCGAAGACGTATGACTACTTCAAGTATAATGGTAAGACTAGCGTTACACCTAAATCATTCATAGCACGCAAAGATAAATACTTCTTTGCAAAGCTTGTGCGTAGGTACGGTGTAGCGGAGTTACCTCGTTTCTATGCATGTAACTTCGCACATCATGGGACTAAATGGATTGGCGGCATGACTGATGACCAGGCCGATGAGACGTACCAATCTTTTAAGTCATTATTAGAATCTTTCACGTATCGCTTTAAAAACGATATAGATAAGATTATATCGAAGAACGACTTTAAGAGTCTGTTTGTGGTAGAGGATGGACAACATCCATTGCTCGTTAAGATGTTACTTCAAAACGAGATACCGCTCGAGACTTTCATCGTACTGAATCGATATATTGGGTTTATGCCTAAGTTCGACAAAGAGATAACAGATCCCATCGTGTGGCCTGATATCTCGCTGAAGATCAGAAAGTATAATCCTTTCATCACGGTGAATAACGAAAAGATCAAGGATGCACTAAAAGATTGTTTACAATCGAGTGCAGATGTGGTATAATAGTTATTCCATACAATGTTAAACACTGCTATATAAGGAACATATATGTCATTAGCAAACCTCAAAAAGAATCGCGCGAGCGATATCAGCAAACTAGTTGCAGCTGCAGAGAAAGTCGGCGGCGGTCAGCAACAACAACAATCCTTCGAAGATAACCGCATGTGGAAACCAGAGGTAGACAAAGCTGGTAACGGCTTCGCTGTCATCCGTTTTCTACCGCAACCTGATGGTGAAGATTATCCATGGGCCCGATATTGGGATCACGGCTTCCAAGGTGCAGGTGGTTGGTATATCGAGAAGTCATTGACTTCGATCGGTCAAAACGATCCAGTCGGTGAGTTGAACTCCAAACTTTGGAATTCAGGTCTTGAGTCAGACAAAGATATCGCACGTAAACAGAAGCGTCGTCTTCACTACGTATCGAACATCCTAGTTGTGTCAGATCCTGCACATCCAGAGAATGAAGGCAAAGTATTCCTCTACCAATATGGTAAGAAGATTTACGACAAGATGATGGATGTTATGCAACCACAATTCCAAGATGAATCACCGGTAAACCCGTTTGATTTGTGGGAAGGTGCTAACTTCAAGTTGAAGATTCGTAACGTCGAAGGTTATCGTAACTATGACAAGTCAGAGTTTGACAAGCCATCAGCAGTAGCAAACGGAGACGAAGATGAACTTGAAACCATCTACAGTAAGTGTTACTCCCTCAAAGAGTTCACCGATCCTAAAACCTACAAGTCATACGACGAACTCAAAGCAAAGCTTGAGCGTGTCCTCGGTGGATCCGCTCCTCGCACTACGGCAGAGCACGTTGGACTTGATGAGCAAGCTACGGAACCATCAGCAGGCAAGACAGCAACGAGTAAGTTCTCTCCTGCAGTCGCTGGTGAAGAAGAAGACGATACATTGTCCTACTTCAGTAAGCTAGCACAAGAGGCGTAATTGCCGGGGGTTTACAAGGAAAAAGAATGCCTTGAGTGCAAGAAGGTCCATCGAAAGCGTGGGCCTTTTTGTTCTCAAGCGTGTTCTAATACTCACCGCGAGGTGAAGGTTACAACGAGGATTAAACTCTCGAATGTAGCCAAAGAATATAAGCAGACGCCTGAAGGTATAGCATCATCAAAGAAATTAGTACGTGATGCTGAGAAGCGTAAGCAAGATGAGGAGCGTAGAGCTAAAGGCGAATACGTCCTACAAGAAGACGATTGGTATGTGTTACCACCGGGTGATGATGATGATGGATTTGTATTGTAAGCAAGGATGGGTTGGACCGATACATGTGATGGATCGGGAAGAGGTCGCACGATATAAACGACTACTCATAAAGGCTGATAGACAACATGATTTGATGAACAGCGACTATCGTTGTAAAAGTAATGTGCTGTTCCGTTGGGTTGACGAGATCTCTCGCCATCCACAAATCGTTGAATTAGTATCATCACTGATTGGTCCTAACTTCCATTGTTGGGATACATTATTTTGGATTAAGAAAGCTGGTCAACACAAAGATGTTGGCTATCATCAAGACTCTACATATTGGAACTTCGATCAACCTGAGAAAGCTCTCACGGTTTGGTTCCCATTCGATGACGTCACGCTAGATCATGGACCTATTGAATACGTTAACAACCCACAACAACCATTGATCCACGAAGATATCAAGACTGATACTAACTTATTGATGCGTGGTCAAACAGTAACACAACTCGATAAGTCAAACTCATCGAAGGTACCATGTCCTGCAGGTTCTGTATTGGTGCATGGTCCATACACTATACATGGTAGTGCAGAGAATACCACACAAACAGATCGTTATGCGATGGGAATGGTATTCGTATCAACTGAATGCAAACCAATATTAGGTCTCAGTGATGAGTCCACGGTGATGATAAATGGCGATGATATATACAATCATGTGCTGCATGATCCTCAACCCACCGGTGAATGGAATGTGGACCTTGTCCATTGGAAAGCAGCATACGATAGACAACATATTAATTATTACAAGATGAAACAGAGAGCTGAACATGTATGAAACGACAGTAACATATACTCGACAAAATACCGATGAAGATTGGTTTACATTTTCGATGTATGATAAGGATCTTCTATATTCTGTAACACGATTTCGTAATGAAACCATCAATGCACCTGGATTTATGGCACTTACAGTAGCTGTATCTGATGATAAACTCGAGATGAAAGTCATTACGTTATGGGAATCATATATGCATGCTATAGAATTTTTTAAGAAGAATACTTATGGTAAAAAATATAGCACAGAAGTTGATAGGTATTTAGGTCGTACACATACACAAAAAGATGTTACGACTTTAAACTTGCCTGACACGGCGCAACTTAAAGCTAAAAAACTCTCGTCTCGTCTTACGATTGAGGTAGGCAACCAAACTATCAAAGAATTCTTAACTAAAGATAATAAAGAAAAGTTAAGAGGTGAGCATGCATTATTCCTAACTGATGACATACTAGATGATGGCAATAATGACGACTATCAATGAAAGACGCTTAGCAGCCACACCGAAGGGTTTGACATGTATGTCTGACATCTTTGTTAGTCATGCACAGAACGCTGAGATATGGGATGTGAACGGTAATCGTTACATCGACTTCGCTACTGGATCCTCGACCATGAATGTTGGTCATTCCCACCCTACGGTGGTTGGTGCATTGCGAAAGCAGATCGGTGCATTCACTCATACATTCTTCCAACAACTACCATACGAATCATACGTCACACTCGCTGAACGTTTGAATCGTATCGTCCCACATAAATTCCCGCAAAAGACATTCTTCACCACTGATGGTGCAGGATCTGTTGAGAATGCTATCAAGCTCGCTAAAGCATACACCAAAAGAAATGCAGTCGTTGCATTCCATGGTGGATTCCATGGCCGTACACACTACGTATCAACATTAGCTGGTAAACTAACTGCTAAGAGCGGCACACCAGCGACTGAGGTGTATCATATCCCATTCCCATCTGCGATTGATCGTGTAACTACGAATGATACAGTCATTGCATTAGAAGCACTATTCAAGCATGTAGTCAAGTCGACTGACATCGCTGCTATCGTCATCGAACCAGTGCAAGGTGAGGGTGGATTTAGGGTTGCACCGCTCGAGCTGATGATATGGTTACGTAGCACATGTACACATAACGGCATTGTGCTCATAGCAGATGAGGTACAATCAGGATTCGGTAGAACTGGTAAGATGTTTGCGATGGAACACTATAACGTCTATGCTGACATCACATGCATGTCAAAGAGTATAGCAGCTGGTGTACCGATGGCAGCCGTTACTGGTCGTGCTGAGATCATGGATTCCCTATCACTCGGTGGCACATACGGCGGAAATCCATTGGCATGCGTAGCAGCACATGCTGTGTTAGATATCATCAACGATGGATTATTAGAACGATCTAGCGAATTAGGTGAGAGGATGGAGGTGTGTCTTCGTCATCTGAGAGAAGAATATACTTTCATCACGTGTGTACGTGGACTTGGTTCAATGATGGCGATCGAGCTCGATACATCCACAAGATGTAAAGATATACAACGTATCGCACGAGATATGGGTTTAATCCTCGTCACAGCTGGTGCTGGTAGTGCTAACAACGTTATTAGATTTTTATACCCACTCACCATCGAGGATGATGTGTTTGAGGAAGGGTTGGACATATTGAAGAGAGCGATTGATGCAACACAGTCATAACGAACATTACAAATGGGGATTCAATGAAGGTTGGTTCAATAGACCTGAGAATGGATACTTCAAGATCCAGTTGGGTTCATGCACACGACCGCATGGTACATTTAGAGAAGAGTGTATCAATGCTGCACGCTTGCTCGGTCAACAGATAACAAAACCTATTGCAGTTGGCCTATCAGGTGGCCACGATTCACAAGTCGTGTGCTTATCACTGATGGCAGCTGGTGTACCATTCACACCAGTCATCTTACGTCTGCATAGCAACGATACCAATAAGCAATACTACAATGGATATGACGTTGAAGGTGCATTCGCGTTCTGTGAAAAACATGGCCTCACACCGCTCTTAGAAGAGTTAGATCTCGATGATTATTTTTCTACGAAGCTGATGCCATTGGTGCATGATTATGGGATCATCTCTGCTCAAATCAGTGTACAGCTTCATCTCGTACACAAGTATGCTGACACACATGCATACATCAATGGAGGTGGAGATCCAATCTTGTTGATACGTGCGAATGAAGATAAGACACATGACCTTGTCTATAACTTAGGACCATTGCCTATCCAACAGATAATGATCGAGAAAGGTATCGAAGGATGTTTGAAGTTCTTCATGTATACACCCGAGTTGATCGCTGCATACCTTGACCATCCTGTTATACATTCATACTATAATGCACGTCAAGCTATACCACCGAATGATTCATACAGCCACTTCACATACTGTGTCAAAGCTATGATGTATTGCAGTGAATGGCCCGAGCTGTTGATACGTAAGAAGTATGATGGCTTCGAGCTATATCCATATCAAGATCGAATCTTGATGATGATTAAGTGGATGAATGATTGGTATAACCCGCATGTAAAGAATATTTCATGGGAATGGAAAGAGATACTCGACCATCTTAATAATGGCAAAGGAAGACTAAAGGAATGGAGGTCCATCGATGAGAGAGATTATTACTGAGCAACTGGCATACTCAAA